TCATTTTGATTTATAACAATCAACCTCTCTTCAGGTGTAATGGTTTCTAAAACCACCTGCCTATCTGAATTATGTGTTATTAGGAAAGTACCTAAAACTAAAAAGGTTGTATATCCCAACAACCCAATAATGAACTTTCGGCTGATGTTCTTAAACTCCAACCCCTTTTTACAATAAAAGTACAACATATATCTAAATTTAAACTTTGTGTCTGTTCTCTTTAGGACATTTATCAAAATCATTTTTGAAAGGACAATACTTACAATTCTTATTGTTCTTACCAGCCATCGCAGGAAACTCTGAATCGGTTCTGTAAGTACCATCTTCATTGAATGCATTTCTGATAAAATCCTCAAAACTTTTAGTTATCTTATTTAATGTGGGTTTACCATTTGCAGGTACAAACTCTTGCACCCTCTTTTGTGCAAACATCATACCTTCCATTAACTTACGTTTCACAATGAAATACTTAACATCGATTCTATCCAATGGGTATCCGTATTGTTCAGATAAGAACTTTTTATACAATACCAACTGAGCGGTTTTTGTTTTATCAGCTTTCTGATATTTGTTCCACCCATTTGTTGATGTTTTGATATCCCAAATAACCAATTTGTTTTGATATGTATCCTCAAATACTAAATCTAAGAACCCCATCATATTAACATTGTGAGATTCTAATGCTTTAGCGTAGATTGGTAACTCAATTGCAACTAAGTTTAGCTGACGGGTATTGAAGTAATCAATTCTATTCTTTGTAATATAATTAAGAATTTCAATTCCATCTTCTAAGAACTCTTCCATTTGAGATGGTGAACTGAATTCTACTCCAGTTTGTTCACGCATCTTCTTATACTCTTCAATCATACTTTCATACAATAACTTACCCAAATCCATCTCAGTTGCTTCTTTAGGTGAATTATTATATAACACATCTAACCAACTCTGAAGAGTTTCGTGCATTGCAGTTCCAAACACTAAATGTATTGATGGGTCGAATGTACGATTACCATCCATATAATTCAACTTCCATTGATGTGGACAGTTTGCATACATTGTGTATTGAGAGTAAGATACCTTAGAATCGCCTGGTTGCGGTTCTCTTACACCAAATGTGAATATATTGTTTATCTTACTATCTTTCATCTATACTAATATACGAATTTTATTTGGAATATCCAAACTTTTAATACTAAATCTTATCAACAAAGAACCCAAAACTGGCGTTCCAAATTCGGTCATCATCGTACTCAACATCATCGAGTCTGTAAAGTTCTAATTGATAACCATCGATTTGAAGATTCTGAAATAAAGAGTTGATTTGAATTTCTTCGTTCTCACTCCAGTTTTCATAACCCTTTTTTTTGAAGTAGAATCCATCTCTACCACCATACCAACCGCTACCGATATAGGGAACTTCGGTATATTTAATCTCATTGTGTTGTTTAAAATATTCGAAATCACTTTCGAATTCAATACCAACACCATTTGCGGCCAACATTTTGGCAAGTTTCACAAAAATTGATTTATCTTTCATATTTCTCATTATTACAGTACTAAAGTACGAATAATATTTGATAAATCCAAATTTTTAATGTTAAGAAATCGTTAAAATTTCAATTCAACCAGCACCGAGTGGAGGGTCGGTATATTTAATCTCATTGTATGAATATTTTCTCTGATTTACCATTGTTATATCTTACAATATATAATCCTGTTAGATTTCTTAAATCAGTACCTATGAATCTACCATTAACATCATATACTTTATAAGAACTGCTTTTATAATTTGGTGTTAATTCATCAATGCCAACGGTAGATGTAACTACCTTAAAGGTCCATTGGATTCTCTGTACTCCTATTAATTGGTTATTTCTATATTCTGTAATCTCAAATCCAGTTCCAAAGTTTCCTAATGTATTTGGTGTCCAACTAATACTATCGTTACTTACATAAAGAGGTATTTGAGTATGAGTTTGAGGTACAAAAGTTCCATTCGTATACCCACTATACAAATCTGATTGAGTTATGTTAACCGAGTCAGTATCCAATTGAGATAAAAAACAGTTAATAACACCCCATACAGGTTTCATAGTATTAAGGGTATTTTGTTGTACGTTAACCCATAGGGGATTTTCGGCATATGGTAGTGAGTTATTTGGAATATGCCAATAATCTGCTGAGATTACAAACTCTGAACTAAATGAGTTTGAGGAGTTACTCAACATTCCCCAACAACAATTCTCATAGATAAATCGGTATTTGTTAGAATCCAAATCCAAATAATCACTTATATAAGTGTGTACATTCATCCCTTGGTGAGATGTGGTTGAACTTTTAGTTAAAGCGATTGTTCCATTTTGAACATACCAACCTTGAGAATCCATTTCCCATTTTTCAACATAAATGGTATTTGGTCCTGAAATACCTTGTGGGTCTGCTAATAAATAAACACCCAACGATGTTGAATCTTGACTCGTTTGAGCCACTGTAACCATTCCACCTAAAAGGTGAGATGCGTATGTGGTGAGTGTAGAAAATACACATACCACTAATAATAACTTTTTCATCATTTTCCCCATTTTCCGTTTTGAACGATTTGTGCAATAATACCATATACTGATAGGTCAGCGTAAGTATCTTGTATTGATTCACCAACTTCATCAGGTTGCCCCAATACTACCAATTGCTTCAATCGTTGAATTTTATCATTTAATCTGAACCAAAGACCTGTAAGTGAAATCTTAATTTCATCTTTAGTTTTTAAATCAGTACCAACTGAGATATTATCAGGCCCATAGTTTCGTTGTTTCTTACAAAAGGTTTCGTATTGTTCCCACATAATCCTTTTGTACTCTTCCATCATTTCAGGATAATTTTGTTCACAAAAATCAACTGCAGATTGTTCTTTGTTAGTACTCATTGTACGCTCACCTCTGTGAACTACTTTTGTTTTAGTTTCTCGTATATTATCCATTTAATTGTTGTTTGGTATCTTTTTTAGGTTCGGTTACTTCTGATGATTGTTGTTGTGGTTGTTGTGTAAAGTATCTTTCCAACGTAATCAATCTATCATCAGCATCTACTAACATTCTTAATGCCTCTTCTGCATTCTCATAAAAATCACCAGTTGAATGGTCACCAATACCAACTGCTTTACCTTCTAATAACTCCAATGTAAGGAGTGCCTTTGCTTTATCAGCGATTGCTGATGTTCTTAGCATATCTAATAATCTACTCATTTTAATAACTTTTTTGCTTCTTTTTCTGTTAAACCATACTTCTTTAAAATATTAATTACCTCATCCTTTGGAAGTAAATCTAAATAATCACTAACTTCTCTCTGAGATACACCATACCACTTTGATAAGTACTCTAAGAGTTCTTTGTTATACTTTCCTTCTTTCTTACCTTTAATGTATTTATCAAATGTTTTCTGCTTTGGTAAGAAATCTAAATACAACTTATAAACTTCTTTGGGTGATAATAACCCAATGGTATATTTCTGAAGAATATTAACGATTGGTAGTAAATCCAAATTCATACTCAACCACCTATTGATGATAAAAGGAGTAAAGGATTTCTTATCCATCTCAGATAGAGATTCCCAAGATTCCTTCTTCTCCTTTATACCACTCAGATGTTGGAATATTGTTTTTGCTTTTACCGATGTATCACTCTTCTTAGCCATTAAGGTAACAACTCTTTAGGTAAGAATTTCTCTGATACATTTCCACACTCTGCACATCTAACAACAGGAATCGGTAACATTGATTTCTGTCCGTTTGGTGATTGAACTGCTGGAACTTCTTTAAACATTGTAACCTCTTCGAAGAAGATACCTTCACAATTTTCACAACTTACGGTATCCAACTTAGTTGGGTCGATGTTCAATTGTGGTGCCTGTTGTTGTGGATTCATACCAACAACTTTTCCTTTTCCTTTTGCCATAACTTATCCTTTTATATCAATTAAAATTTGTAACATCATTGCCATCACATTGATTTCTTTATCAACTACTGATGCGTCTTGGTATTGTGCCTCTGCAATCTTTAAGATAATATTACCAGCTTTACCACTTGCGTATTCATCAACATTATCATATAGGAATCGATAGAATGGTGTAAAATCTTTTACCTTCGAATCTGCTATAATCTGTCTAACATTTCTGAATGTATCTTTAAGGTTATCATTAGATTTCAGTACGGTTAGAACTTCATCCATATAATTTGCCTGAATAGTAGATGCTTTATCAATCTCCAAAACACCACCAATAACCTGTCTTTGAGCTGCGTTTAGAACTCTACGAATATCAGGATATCCACTATTAACCAATACTGCCAAATCCGGCATTTCATACTGAACACCCTCACCATCTAAGATATCTTTTAATCTCATAGCCACTTCTTTCTTAGATGGTGGTGTAATCCCAAATGTTTGACATCTACTCTGAATCGGGTCGATGATTTTCTCTACATAGTTACAGGTCAAAATAAACCTTGTAGTTTTAGAGAATGTTTCCATTAGGTTACGGAGTGCTGCTTGTGCGTTTGGTGTAAGATAATCTGATTCATCTAAGATAATAACCTTCCATTTACGGAAACCCATTGAAGATGCAAACCCTCTAATCTTATCCCTAACAGTATCAACATTGTTTTCATCTGATGCGTTTATATACATCACATCACAATCAATCTGATTTGTAATGATTTTAGCCAATGTGGTTTTACCAGTACCAGCTTGTCCATATAGAAGTAAGTGAGGTACATCCTCATTCTCTATATAGATTTTTACTTTTTGTAAGATATGTTCATTACCAACATACCCATCTAATGTATCGGGTCTATATTTCTCAACCCATAAACTATTTTCGTTATTATTCATTATCTACCAACTTCTTTTAAGTACGTTTCTTTCATTTTATCCCAACTCATACCAATCGCATCTATATAGAACAAATTCTCAGGTTTAATTCTACCTTCAGAATGTAGCTTGGTGTATCGCTTGATTGCTTTCTTCTTCCACCACTTACTAATGTAATCTACACCATCTACGAACTTTTGTTTCATCTTCAATTCATCTTCTCCGATTTCATCTCTTAGAAACTCAGGTCCGTTCTCATACATCATAGCGAGATATACACCCCTCTTAAAACCATGATGGTATGTGGATTGTTTGATACCACATTCTTTGAAAATCTGCCCCAATATCTTTTGTTTGATACCACTTACAGGTCCACTAGCACCTTCACCAGTTCCCATATTCTGCCCGTTTCGGATTCGTTCGTTAGTGATAGCTTCTTGATACCACTCTGAACGATTTTCTTTTAACCATTGGTGCCACGGGTCGTAGAACTTATCATCAGGTTTGATAGAAATCTTTCCTGCTGATTCACCCAGTGTTTTGAAATGAGGTATTCCATTGTATTGAGAGTGGATTCCGTATAAAGATGTAGTACCAACTCCTATAAGAGTTTGTCCATACTTCTCTTTCCAAAACTCTCTTACCTCAGGCACCGTAGTCATCATAGCAATTAACTTACCACCTAAAAAGTTATATCCTAATGGTTGGGTACATACAATTGTTGATGCGATTGTAGTATGATTGAGTTTTCCTTTTTTGAACTTATCATCCTTAGTCCACCCAATGTAGTTATCTCTAACTGCCATTGATGTAACATCTGATGCCAATGATATTTGACCTAAGAGTTTACCACTCTTTCTATCTTTTACATTGATTTTAACATTACGACCAGGATTAGCAACAAAGGACATTGTATGAATCATTTTTCGGATATGAGTCCACTTACCAGCCTCTTTGGTATCCTCTAATATTTCAACATAAGGTTCTAACTCTTCAATCTCTTTGATAGTTTGTTCCAAATTATTAATATCAGTAGGAGCCCATTGGATATCGTACATAGATGCAATCTGAGATTTATCTCTAATCATAGATGGTTCTTGTAATTCTACCCACTTCTTATATAAAGTCTGCTCTTCAACACTCATAGAAGAAAGATAATCCATATTTTCGATTAACAATCTTTTTTGTGTTTCGAAGTCAAACTCCGGCTTTGCTGGCTCTGTATCCCAAAAATTCATATAATATCCTTATTTAATCTCTACGAGATAGTAGTTACTTTTTAATGAATCGTTTTCAAAAGAAATATGTGATAACCCCTGAGATGAGATTTTTAATGTTGCTGATTTAGAACCTCTGTTTGCGTTCAAAATCTCTTTCAAATACTTAGCTGAGAATGAGATTGGTTGGATATCACCATCACACTTACAATCTACTGAAATGGAGATTCTGTTTGTGTTGATTGTTGAGTACCCTAATACAACTTCACCCTTACCACCAATACAACTAAATGTAAATGTATCAGATTCACTAAGTGCTCCTTTAGATTTGATGAACTTAGATGTAAAATCATCATTCAATGTGATTTCTGCATCAAATGGTGGCATCTGCTTCAAATCAGGAACAACTGGGATAACTGAAAGGTCAGCCAACATATAGTTTACTGATGTACCTTTATCTGAAAACTTAATATAAGATTCAGTTGATTCAACATCAACAGTTGATTCTAAAACACCTAATAGTGCTTTTAGTTGTGATGTGGTATAAATACCAAATTCACCATTTGGAAACTCACCTTCTTCTGAGGTTACATCTCCTAACAAAGTCTTATCATCTGAGATAAAACTTACTTTCATTTGAGAATCAGTTGATTCAATCTTTACCGATTCTACTTCACCACCGAGATTGTATCGATTGATGAAACTCTCAATACTACTTTTCTTCATACTTTTAAATTATTATTGTTTACTTATGATACAAATATACAAAAACTTTTTGAATTATCCAAATTAAAATCCAAAAAACTTTGATGCTGCTGCCATATTAGGATTTGGTTTATCCCAATCCATTGCTTTGTAGAAATCATCTAACTTATTTTCTAACTCTTTTTTCCAAATCAAATCATAATCGATGTGTTGTTCTACCAAATCTAATATTTCTTTTGGGTCATTATACCCAGTCAATCCAACGGATTGTAATCCTAATGGATTATTTTTTAAATACACCCACTTAATCTTATCACCATCTTTCATTGGTTCATATTTGTAAGGTGCATTATAATACTTTAGTAATTGGTTATATGTAAGTGCTGCCTTAACGTGAGCGGGTGTTCCCTTCATAAACTCACCAATCGCCTGATTCTTAAACTGATACTTACTCATATCCTTAACTGCTGAGTTCTTAGCGATATCAATGAAGTTTGTTGTTTTCATCTCATCCTTCTTTCTAAGAATGTAATCATCAATCTTACCCTTATCCTCATCTTTAAGAATATCCATCAATACAGTACTCATCACTTCTTTGAAGTAAGTTGGGAATGATGAACGTTT